TAAATATTTTGTAGTTCCAGATGCACTATTATAAAGATTATGATTTGATGTAGATTCTCTATCTTTTACCCAAACAAAATCAGGTTGAAATCCAACTCCTGTAATAGCATTTGTTGAACCATTTCCTGCATATGTTAAATTTTTTATATAATTTGAACTTTTATTAACTAAAGTATAAGCCATTATTCGTTTAATCCTTTCGTACAAAGTGCTGTAAAATTATCTGGAACATCATACTCAAACAAACCTATATTACTTGCATTACTTCCTGCACTTGTAATTTGAGTTGTTGAAAAATATCCATTTCCAAAATTAAATTCTGCTTTGTTTCCATCATATCCTGACATACAAGGAATAAAATATTGTCCTGCTGAACCCATACCTGTCCAAGCTGCATTAGTAGTTGTTCCTGCTGCTATCTCAGCTTTAGTTGCTGAATTTTGCCAATCACCATTTTTAGAAAACCAAAGTGTTCTAGTATCTGCATCAAAAGCTACACCAATAATATCATTAGCTGCCCAACTATTTCCATAAGAAGAACCACCACTATGATATTTGTTACCATTAGAAGCATAATAAGACCAAGCAGTAGCATCATGTCCTGGATAATCATCTGCCTGTCTAGTATCTGCTAATGACATTCCTATCATAGCATCAGTACCACCTGTTGCATTAGCATATTTCATTTCCCAGTAGAACTTACCTTTATTAATTGCAAAGTTTGCAAAGTTATTTTTATTATTTGTATTCCATTCAAGTTTAGTATTACCGATTGTAAATGTTGAACCTTGATTTTGATTATCTAAAGGGTTCATTGTAGCAAAAACATTACTTGGACAATCTTCTGTTTTTGTAAGTGTACCACTAACTGTTAAGTTATTACCTTGACCTGATTGGTCTGTAACTGAATTACCATCTTTTAAAATAAAAAATCCATTAGTTCCATAAGAAACACTTGGAGAAGTTTTTATTTTCCATTCGCCAGTTGTACTATCTGTTTCTCCAAATTCTGTAGGTGCATAAGAATAACCATCACACAAATGAACATGAGACATACAACCATTAAAATTTTGGTCAGAAGTTGAATAACCACCAAACTGCATTACTTTACTAATACAATTTGAATAAGTATCATAATCTTGTGCTACTTGATTTTCTGTATCAAATGCAGTTTCTTCAACTCCATTTACATATAAACGACTTCTATCTCCTGCTGTTCCTAATGTTGTATCTATTCTTAATACTAAATGATACCAAGCATTTGAATCTCTAAATACTCTAGTAGTTAAAAAACCACCAGAAGAACCATTGTTAGTAAGCCATAAAAGTTTTCCTGTACTTTCAGTAAATCTAAAATATTCATTATCGTTATCTGCTTGATATAGTCTTTGATAACTTGAACCACCTTGACCTTTTAAATTTGAATTTTTAATCCACATAGATAAAGTCCATTTTTTTCTATTACCTGTTGAACTTGGTGTTCTGTTTAAAATTGTTGATGCCATTAGTTGAACTGACCTCCTCCAGTTGCACCGAATGATGATTGTAATGTAAATACTCTATCTGCTGTTTGTCCTTCAGCATCTGTTGCTCTTAATGTAAATGTATATAATGTTGCAGCAGTTGAACTACCACCGAAATCTGTTGTTGCTATAACACCTGTACTTCCATTTAATGTACAATTAGCTTGACCTGAACCTGAACCTATAAGAACAGCAGGACTTGAAACTTCTGAATATGTAATTGCTGAATCTGATGTTGCTGCAACTGTTGCTACAGTACCAGAAAAATTACCAGCTATAGTTCCTAAAGAACCTGCTGATGTTGTCCATGTAGGAGCTGTACTTGCAGTTATAATTGCATTAGTACTTCTTCCTGCATTACCATCATTATTTTCTACTCTAACATAATAAGAACCATTTGCTAGTGTAGCTGTTACTGATAAAGCTGTTGCACTTGTAAAAGATACAGCACCAGCTCTTGTAATAGCTCCTGTATCTGATTTAATAAATTCTACTATTGGTATTGATACAAAACCTGTACCTGTAATATTAAATGTTTGTGATGTAGCTGGAGCAATTGTTTGTGATACATCAGCAACTGTTGGTTTAGCTTCTACTGCATCTACCCAAGATAATTGATTAGTGCTTGAACCTGCAGTAGCAAGTACTTGTCCACTTGTTCCAACTGAAGTTGGTAAAATTAAATTGTAAGATTGTCCTGCAGAATGTGCAGGAGATGTAATAGAAACTCCATGTGAATTTTGTGAACAGTTTAAAGTAATTTTTCCATCAGCACTTGAACCATCACCTTTAATTTCTAATCCAGGTGTAAATTCTGTTTTAGCATTTGTAACAGCATCTGCATTTACTTTAACAGTAGTTACAGCATTAGTAGCTAGTTTGTCTGCTGAGACAATACCATTTGCTAAATCATCTGCTGTTATTGCTGCGTTAGCAGGTGTTCTTCCCACATATGCCATAGTATATTATTTCCTTATTATGCTGAGATAGTATCTACAACACTTGTAATTATATCAACAGATGAAGCTGCTGAAGCATAAGCTTTAACTGCATCTCCACTCATTAATACAACTTTAGAACCACCATCAATTAATTCTAATGAACCACCTGTAGGGATAGGAGCATTTTTAATTATATGATAATTGGTTGAACTATTCTCTACATATACAGTAACATTAACTGAAGTGCCAGAAGTGTTAGTACATCTAACACCAATGATTGCATCATCAGAATTTGCTGCTGCTCTTAATTCTGTAGGAGAACCAGAGTTGTTTGATATATTTTGTTTCAGAGTTCTTTCAAAATCTTGTGCCATAGAATTATCCTAATTATACCTTTTTTTTACCTTATTGTCAACTGAACTAGAGTGCGATTGCCATTGCAACTGCAAAACCATTACTAGCTCTTGCGTCTATTTGAGTTTGAATAGCTGAAGTTACACCATTCAAATATCCAAATTCTGTATTATCTACTGTACCATCATGAATTAAATTTGCATTTAATCTATTAGATGAATCAATAGTAGCTTGTTTAGCATCTATTTGCGTTTGAGCATTAGATGATAAGCTATTAATATATTGAAATTCTGTACTTGTTACTGACCCATCAGCTATTTTAGTAGCATCTATACCTGAAGCTAATGTTGTAACACCATCTTTGTCTGAAGTTATTGCACCACTTATAGCTTTATTTTTCCAAACACTTGCTGCATTATCATATATAAAATAATTAGCATCTGCTACACTTGTAAGTGTAACATCTGTCATTTCACCTAATTGGTCTCTAGCTGCTGTAGAATTATCTACATAAGCTGTAGTTGCAAGTTTAGTTGAATTATCTCCTGCTGATTGAGTAGGAGCTGTTGGATTTCCAGTTAAACCTGGAGAAGCTAAAGGAGCTTTTAAATCTATTTGGTCTTGAGCATTACTTGATAAAGAATTAATATATTGAAACTCTGCACTTGTAACAGAACCATCTGCAATTTTAGTTGCATCAATTGCTGCTGCAGCTTTAATATTTGCATCTTCAATATTTGTAATACTATTACCAGTACCATCTGCATCTATAGTTTTATTTGTAAATGTATTTGTACTTGATGCTGAAACATCTGCATTTAAAGTTACTGAACCAGTAGTACCACCACCAGATAAACCTGTACCTGCAACAACTGCAGTAATATCTCCAACTGGAATTGTAGCTACTTGAGTATCTACATATGCTTTAATAGATTGTTGTGATGCAACTTTAGTAGCTGAATCAGATGCCATGTTATCTTCATCTAAAAATGCAGTACCACTTATACCAGTATCAATAACTGGACTTGTTAAAGTTTTATTTGTTAAATCTTGAGAACCTGTTAATGTTGCAACTGTTGAATCAATTGCTATATCATTTGCATTAGCTGTAATACCTGTACCACCTACAACATCTAATGTAACATCACCTGATGTTCCACCACCTGTTAAACCATTACCTGCTACAACTGAAGTTATATCTCCAACAGGAACTGCATCTACATAAGCTTTAATTGCTTTTGCAGAAGCTAATGTATCATCACTAGCTGAAACAGTAGTTAAATCTGTATCTACAGAAGTTACACCAGTTGAAGTACCTATAACTAATGTATCTGTATTTAAAGTACCATCAAAATAACCATCTTTAAATTCATGTGTAGATGAACCTAAATCAATATCATTATCTGTTGCAGGTTTAATTACACCATCTAAAATATTTAATTGTTCTACTGCACTTGAACCAACATCTATATAAAATTTTATATGGTCATTAGCTGTATCTATTGAAATTTTATTTAAAGGAGTTGCTAAACCTGCATCACCTATTAAAGAAATTACTGGACCTTCTGCTGCAGTACCATCATGTTTATGTCCTGTACTATTATTAAAAGCAGCTAATAGTTGGTCATATTCATTATTGAATATTGCTGCTGTAATAGTATTACCATCTGTAATAGTACTTTGTCGTGTATATCCTGCCATAAATTATCTTCTTCCTCCTGCTATAAAAGATACAAACATTCCATTAACTGAATATGATGCATCTTTATCATTTGTAGTAAATCTAAAACTATTAGAGAATCCACTACCTGTTACTAAAACTCTTTTACTTGGTAATGTTACTGCTCCAAAAATTGATGTTCCAAACTTAGATGTTGCAGCACCAAATAATGCTGAACTACTTAAACAACCAATTGAAAATTCTCCTGGTTGTGGTACATCAGTAGATTCAAAATCATATCTAATTCTTAATTTTAAATTACAGTTTGTTCCTTCTGGTTCTAAATTTGTTTTAACTGCATACAAACTTTTTCTTAAACCATTATCACCATAATCCATATCAGGTGTTTGAAATCTTGCATTTATATTTGCACCATCAAAATCATTTCCTGAATCTAATGAATAAATATAACCAGATTCATTTGCACCAAATTGTACTTCTGTATTAGAAGTATTTAATGCTGAAGAACATTTTCTAATTTCCATTCCTAATGTTTGGCTCCATTCAAAAGCAGGAACACCATTAGAATCAAATTTAAAAGTTCCTATAATTCCTTTTTGAGAAGAAGAAGCTTGACCAGATTGAAAATAAAATAATCTGTATTGCT